GTCGGGGCTATTAACCGAAGAAGCCACCACCGCCACTAGACGTAGGAGACATAGTCGCACCTGAGAAAACGTCCGTCTGACCGTAAGAAGGAGCTGCTGAGTACTGGGTGGCTTGTACTGTATTACCACCGCCGCCAAACAGATTAGGACTACCCAGCATTTGATATGCTCCCATACCTGCGCTCGCAGCACCTGTGATACCAGCGGCTGTAGGGTCGTACATATTAGCTTGGATGTTAGGGTTCGTGGAGTTAGAAACCGCTAAACCGTTTAACATATTTGAGTATTGACCAGTTACACCAAAGTCATAACCATTCTGTCTGTCGTAGTTAGCACGTTGATCGTTTAACTGTGCTTGGGCGTTAGCGCCGAAAGCATTACCTGCGTTAATCATCCCTTGAGTACCTGCGCCCTGAGAAGCAAGCGCATTACCATAGATGTTGCCCATGTTATTATTGGCAGTCGTCATATTAGAGTATTGAGTGTTCTCTGTATTGCCGTAGAAGTTTCTCTGATCACTTTGGTTCGTTAGATATGAGTCAGACAGATAGTTAGAGCTATCAGTGTATCTATTTGATGCCGCATCCCCTGCGTTCCTGTAATCGCTTGCAATGTCGTTGCGATTGCCCAGATAAGTGTCGGCTTGGTTGTTTCTATTATCTGTGAAACGATCAGTTTGCTCGGATCTATCGCCAAGATAGTTATTCGCTAAGGTATCTCGATTATTCGTGTACTGAGTCATCAAGCTGTCTTGGATACCAGCAGATACATCAGCAGAGCGGTCATCGTAAGAGCGTTGAGCAAGTGCGTCTGCAATACCTGCGCGTGAGCTGTTCATGTTACCAGAGGCCGATGCGCTGGCATCAATACCAGTTAACGTGCTTTCAGTAAGTTGGCGGTAAGGGTCACGCATTGCAGCTTTTGTAAGACTATCGAGACGGTCGCCAGAGGCATAATCGATAGCGCCCTGCATATCATCTTTCGCAGCAAAGTTTAAGGCATCTTGTACGTTAGTACTGCCCGCAGCAAAAGCGTTAGCGTCTTGGACGTTAGTACTGTTAGCAGCAAAAGCGTTAGCGTCTTGGACGTTCGTGCTTCCAGCACCAAAAGCGTTAGCGTCTTGGACGTTGGTGCTACCTGCTGCAAAGGCATTAGCGTCTTGGACACCAGTGTTACTACTTGCGTAATCGTATGAGTTAGCAAAGTTGTTGTTAGCATTGCCGAAGTTTATCGCTGACTGGGCAGAGTTGTTTGCGTTTGCAAAATCTAATGCACCACCAATACCATTTTGACCTGCGAAAGCCATCGCATCGCCTTGGACGTTACTGTTGGCAGCGGTGTTATAAAGGTTAGCAGCGTTACCAGCGAACCCGCTAGTGGTATCCATCATACCAGTAGCAGCAAGGTTCTGCTGAGAGCCTTGACCATACATTTGATCATAGCCAGTAGTAGTACGTGGATCCATTCCGGCAAAGGTCTGACCATCGTAAGCGCCATTAGCCAGCATCTGCTCATATTGAAACTGTTGATTTTGGTAAAGGTCAGAAAGATACGGCTTCGACAAGTTAAAGCCAGCCATTGACGCTTCATAGTTTAACTGTGATGCACGATCTTGTGCGTCTGCTGCTTTACCGGCTGCGTTGCTTGAAGCTACTCCTCCGATTACTGCACTACCAACTACTGCTGTTGCTGCCCATACCATATTATTTCTCCAACGCCTTTATAAACTTGGCTATCTGTTCTATTTCTGGAAAGTCTTTGACTACTTCGGAATAGCTACCGTAAGTCATCTTTTCTCGTAAAGTCTCAAGATCCACATGATCACTACGGGTCACGTTTACAAACTTTGTTTTTGTGTGTGTGTATAAAATTCTTTTATGACCTGCTGGTGTAATTGTGTACCAAGGAGGAGTAATTCTTTCTGCACCTGCTTCAGTTAAAAGCGTCACATCACCTTCCATAAGAAAAAGAGGATTACTCTTTTTATGTATTTCTGATACTACAATCTGATTGGGTGGTGACTCCCATTCACGAATGAATAGTCCATCAGCAAATTTATGACTTACAGGGCAAGTGTTATAAGTTTCATCTTGAACTTCAGCATTTTCGACAGACTGTAAAGCCTCTTCAAAAGCAGTAACTTTAGCTTTAAACTCTTGCTCTTTGTTAAACGCTCTAAGGAACTTGTTGTGCTCTTCAGCATTAGCGGCTGTCGCTATCGAGTTGCTGATGTAAGGGTTTATTGAATTGCTCATACTAATGCCCATGCACTGCCTGTGTAGACCACGAGTCCAGTGTCTCCAGATGTTACGCTTGCGACAGGAAACCAAGGATCTACAGCATAACGAACCATGCCTCTCTTAGGGTTAACTATAGCCCTATCAGAGACTTGAATCGTTGCTTCGGTAGCTGCATTTGAAAATGCTTCAAGTCGCAAAAATTCATTTTGCAGGAACCTTGGTGTATCTGCGACAACAGTAGGATATACGCCCCGTGAGTACTTAATCACGAAGCTATCTGTCTTATCATTGATAGCCATAGTTACCTCTTAGATGTTGCTACAAAATCAGCATCGAATCCCGTTAAAGAAAAGTACGTCCGAGGGTCAGGTGTTTCTATCTTGTAGCTTAGATATCTACCGCTTGCTCGTGTGTTTAACTGATACATCTGCGAAGGCTGAAAGTTAGTTATCGTAGAGTAGTTCGGCGTGTTGTTAGGTAAATCAGCAGCGCCTATGCTAAAGGTAACATAAGAGCTGTTATTCGGCTGACTTTCATCAGAGCTGACCATCTGCGGGTAGATGTTCTTAAGGTTCTTGTAGCTACGAAGCTCCTGCCCTGTTTCATCTAAGTCGATACCTTTACGCTCAAGAACTGCGACTGAATTTAACGTGGAGTCATATGCAGCAACTACAGCAGGATCAGAGATTGAATCCATAGTTAACAATAGAGTCTCTGTGAGGCCGTGATACGAGTTAACCAGCGAAGGTGGGTATTGTAGAGGGCTATCGGAAACCTTAGTAACAGTGGCATTTGGAAAAGTGACATTGGCATCATTAAGAATAATACCTAGCGCTGATGGCTTATCGTATTGAATAAATCCCGTACCGATTGCAGTAATAGCAAAAGTACCATTTGCAGATATAGCTTCCCCAGTAAACCCGCTAACGAGTATTGTGTCGCCAGCTTCGAAAAGAGACGCAACATCAGTACCTACGCCTAGACTAACGTAGTTTAAGGTATTAGATGATCCAGAACCTGTAACCGGATACACGGTAGTGTCATCCGTAGTTGTGGTTTCAGCTCTAAGTATTCTGTTGGCAAAGATAGACTGGCGAGCGTAAGAACCTGCGGAATCTAAGTAAGTACCGCCAAGAGATTCATAGGTGGGAGCAGTAGCGGTTCCTTCATCAGTATCATATGTAATCTGAGAGTTAAGGTTACCAACACCTGCACACGTCAGATTAGGTAAATCCATGAACGACCAAGTTCCCTCACTATAACTGTAGACCGCCGCTTTGTTGCAATGAGTAGCGTTGGTGTACTTTACGTTAGCGTCTTGTGAGTTATAACAGAACATGATCTTTTTAAAGCGTACATCATGGTGAACAAAGATGGCGTGTTTTTTATCAGTGTTTAGACCTCCGTAAATAAAGTCTCTAACTTTACCCTTAGCAATACTTTCTTTCTGAGTACCGTTGTGGATATAGATATCATCAGGGCCAAACACATAGTGATTATTGTCTACTTCAGCTATACAGTTTGCATTTATCACCCCTGCGCTAGTAAATAAGCGTCTGAAGTTAAACACAAATTGACCACCAACGAATTCCATTAGCCATACTTGGTCTTTACTGTAGATAACGAACTGACTACCTAGCGATAGGCCATCNACGATACCGCCCTCGATNTGNACNAGNTCATTAAANCCAGCNAGCGTAGTAGGNTCAGATGCATCCCAAGTAAGAGCTGCACTTGCGTTTAACACAGGGTCACACCAGCGCACTCGTGCTGGGTATACGTCACTACCTTCCTGTACGTTCAGCGCAAGTAAGAAGTCGCCGTATGAGCGTAATGTGTTGCACTTCCAGACATCGGTTAAGCTTCCCCACGAGGAGGCCACACCACTGGCAGCAGTTCCTGAGTCTTTAGGGTGAAGCTCACGGAAAAAGTCTTCGTCAGGCAGTTTATAGATTGGCCTACGGTCAGGCTTATTAAAGTATACAACCTCAGCCAAAGTAGTAGAAGAAACAGGAACAGTATCTGCTGCTGGATTGACATCAGGTTGTAGGTAAGTAGTCGAGTATACCTGAGGAACATTAACAAACGTAGGAAACGCCCACTTTGCTATATTGTAGCTTCTATCGCAGACAAAGAACTCATCCGTGCCTGACGAAGCTGATTGAGTAGCAAAAGCTGCCGACTGATACTCTCCAGTACCTGAGAACATTTTCTTAAAGATAGGCGCACGTTTAGCTTTACCATCCTCGAATACTACATTGTCAGCTCTTGAGAATGCCTGAATAGGCAGGTTGTATGGCTCTACGTCAGTTACAACTCCAGCAGATCCTAAGTTACGTACAGGTAATACTGCCATCGGATGTAATCCTNNGTATGNGNNGNNCTTAAGATGCTCTACACCATATGTGGGTAACTATGTATGGCTGTAAGTTGTTGTGACTGTCACCATCACCAGTATATGTTGTCACAGAGGAAGCTGTGCCATTTTGATTATCATCATCAAATCCTTTTTGGTTGCCTACAGTGATCCTTTGACCTGACACAAAATTCTTACTATCCTTACCTACAACACCACTATTGTGACGGTGAGCTGGAAGCTCTGCGGTTGTAAGTATATGAGTAGTCGCGCCGCCAGTTTCCTGATTACCATTAAAATTCCACTGCTTAGCAAGTACCCCTGACTGAACATTAAAAGTACCGATAGTACCCGCATTCGATTTGGTATACCTAATTTGTGTACTGTAGATATTAGTGACTACCGATGAACCATTCAGGTTTGACTTTGTACCTGTAAAGCCAGATACGGTGACTGTATCACCTACGTTGTAACCATGATTAGAGCCTACCGTTAGAGTAACAACATCATTAGAGGCACTAGCGACAGTTACCGTCACACCAGTATCTACACCAACAATAGTACGACCTTCGGCATAACGCACCATCGAAGCAGACGCAGGTAACCCTAGAGCCGCAACCACCGCCGCACCGTCAGCGTAGTTAGTTATGGTCATATAGATAGAGCCTACTGGATAAGCAGATCCTGCGGCATTCGTAGCGGCTGTAGTAATAGCCGTGGCGATTAAACCCTGAACAAAGGCGGTACTGGCAATCTGGGTGGTACTTATAGCCGCCCCTGCTGTAGGAGCTGTAGGAGTCCCAGTAAGATTAGCGTTAGTAATCGTAGGATTCACTGAGTTAGCCTTAAGTGCTAATGCAGTATTGTTTGTGCCTCTATAGGCCGTATTTAGGGCTACAGCAGCATTGGTAGTAGCTAGGTTAGCACTGGTGGGTATACCTGATGTCTTGGCTGTAACATACGCCGTAGTAGCAATCTTAGTCGAGTTATCGCTAGTGGCTTGTGTAGTAGCTGTAGGAGTCCCAGTAAGCGCAGGAGAAGCTAGGTTAGCCTTAGCACTTAAGGCAGTATTCGTATTCGCTGGCATATTAGCTGTATTATTAAGCTGGGCAGCAGTGGCACTTACAGTCGCAAGCTTAGCGATATCTGAGGTAGTAAGACCTGAGGATACAGCACCAGCTATGGTGTTTAAATCACCAGTCGTACCTGTGTATCCGTCTAAAGTATTAAGCTC